CGGATGGGTTTTAAGGTTCCGGTGGAGGAGGCGTCGCAGAGTAAGCGTGCTCGCAAGGCGGCCGGGGTTCACGGTCGGAAGGCGGCTAAGAGATTCGCCCGGCAGTTCAAAAAAGGTGCCACGTGAAACGTTATAGGGCATGAACGAGGACTTCTCAGTTCCGCGCGCGATGATAACGAAAGAGATTCTCTGGAAGGCGCAGCAGGTCGAGGAGTTGACCGGACACCCGGTGGCGCTCGACGTGGACGCGATCCTAAGCGCGGCGACCCTTTACGATATGCTTTCTGAGAAGGGGAAGCGCGGGACCCGCGGCGCTTTCGAGGAGCAGGGTAAGTCGCTGGACCGAATCATTCGGAACTGGGAGTGAACGAGGACCAGCCCCGCTTCACTGCGCCGCCGGTGGAGAAGTCGGTGCGGTTGGACCCGTCGATTGCAGATCGAGTCGCGATTGCGGTGGCGAACCGAAAGCCGGTGCCGGCGAACGTACGCGAGCGCCGCGAGCAGAATAACCGGGCTCGGCTGTCGAAGGGCGACCCTATCGGCTGAAAGGCCAAGGAGGCTCTCGTGCACTTACTCGTCGCGTTTCTGATCTTTCTCGTGGTCCTGGTCGTCGTTACGGCGATCGTTATTTTCATTTTGCAGCAGTTGGCGCCGCAGTGGCCGTGGGCTCGAAACGTATGCCTGGCCGTCGCGGCTTTGATCCTATTGATTTGGCTCGTCTCGCACTACGCTGAAATCGTCGGGTCGTTTCACGCTTGACGAAGGAGCCTCTAACCCTCCCGGTGTAGTGGGGCTCCTGTGTCCCAGATCCAGCTTGATATTTGGGTTCCGCGCGATCTGCGGCGCGATGTAGACCGTATCGCTCGCTATGAAAAGAAGTCCCGGTCTCGTTTATGCGCCGGGCTTCTTCGTTTGGGGATCGAGCGGTACTTCGAAATGGAAGACGCTAAGAAGATCGCGCCGCTGCGCGCCTTGATGCGCGACACGTTTATCAACGGTCTTCCCGATCCTGAGATGTACGGAGTTCCCGTGCCGGTCCGGCCGATCGGACAACTTACCGCCAAGCGCCGGGCTCGCTATGCCAACGAGCGAGAGTTCGATGCTGCCATGGAAGAAGGGTTAAAAAACTTTGAAGCCACTCGCGGTTAACGTGCTCATCGTCCCAGCCGATACGGCCGCCGACAAGACGGAGAGCGTCGCCTTCGCCGGCTCGGACGTCGCGGTCACAGCGCAAGCCATACCGGGCTCGTCGCTCCTGGCTCCCGGCAAAGATAATAAGGTCCAGAGTAAGCCGTCGGAGGGAATCGTCCGCGCACTCGGCGACGACGTGAAAATCAAGATCAAGGAGGGCGATCGCGTTCTGTATCGATCATGGACGGGTCTCGAGATACGGATCGATGGAATCGATCACCAGCTGACTCCCGAGCGCGACGTGCTGGCGATCGTCGACGAAGGCGAGAAGGTTGAAGTCATCCAGCGCCCGATCCCGCAGCCAGCGCAGCAACCGCGACGCTAACGATGGCGAAGGGGCAGGATCAGGCAACCGGAATAGGGCCATTTGATACAACGCGCGCGGACACCCATACTCCGACGATGCGCGATGATTCTCATAAGTCTCTGGAAGTCGGAACCGCGCACATGAGTTTCCATTGCTGCGCGTGCTACGAGAAGGCTGTCGAATACGATCACGCGACCGTTGCTCGGGACCTTCTAGAGAAAGCGGTTAGCGTTGCGGGCGATGTAGTTATCGACGCAAAGTTCGGCAAGGAAGACACCGAGGAGGCGCGCGCCTTCCTCATGGACTTCATCCGAAAACATAAGGCTCGGCTTTAATGACAGCGACGGCTGAGAAGGTTCGGCGGAAGAAGGGCCCGCGGCCGCGCGTCGACGTGATGCACAACGTTCACTTTTCTCCGAATACCAGCGCCGCCATAAAGCTGCTCTCCGCGCTCACCGATAGCGGCGGGATCAGCGGCTTGTGCCGCACAGTCATGGAGTGCTATCTATCGGGGGCGATCAATTGGGAAGACCCGAAGTTTCGTGACGTCGATCGTATCGCGCGCCCGGCCGAACGGTATAAAGGGCAGCACGAGAAGCTCGGGTTGGCATGAACGGCGACGTGCTGCCGGTGACCGAGATCGAAGCCCAACTCGCCGAGCAGGCCGCTCCCCTGAAGCCACGGCGCACGCGCGGTAAGAAACGCGCCGCCGCTCCTCCGTCGCAACCTCCGCCAGTCGTCGAGGAGCAGACCGTCGAGCAACGTCTCGCGGCGACCAAAGCCAAGGCGCGCAAGCTCTCACAGGAGCAGAAGATTCGGATTCCGCTGCGCTTGGCCGTCTCGCTCGAGACGCACGAGTCGCTCGTCGCGATCGCTGAAGCCGTCGGCCCGGAAAAGATAACGGACCTCGCCGTTCACTGCATGGAGCTCGGGATCGTGCAAATGTCGGGCTCGCAGTTTAAGCCGCGTGCGAGCGTAACGCCATTGGGCCGTCCGGCGGCAACGAACGACGAAGCCCGCGCCCGAGCGGCGATCGAGGAGGCCGTTATCGCCGATACCGAAGTCGAGAAAGAGATCGAACGCGAGCGAGATGAAGCCGCGGCGAGGCTCCACCTTCCAGGGAGAAAACGTGCTGTCGCTGGATAAACTCGAGACGGCGCTTGAATCATGCCGCGAGGAAGCGTTTTGGAAGCCGTCCTATGCTGGCGCCGTTCTTTGCGTCCCGCTTCTAGATGAAGGAGACTCCGGCGGCGTCGAGGTTGTCGCGCATAAGCAACGGCGCTCTTATCAGGGAATAGTGGTCTCCGTGAACGATACGAAGCACGTCGAGGTAGGCGACTTGGTTTGCGCCGACCAAGGAAGGTTCGAAGAGTTGCGGACCGCTCTCGGTGAGGTATTCGTTCACTCCACGGAGCGAATGCTATCCGGCGTCGACGAAGAGTTTTCCAAACCGTCCGAGCCGACGCTTCTTCCCTCGGGGCTATGGGTCGCATAATGGACGGCATGAAAGACACTACAAAATCTCTGACGATTACGGCCTGTACGTTTTGCGGCGCCGGGATCGGCAAACTTATCAGCGGGTGCCCCGACGGCGAGCGGCATTGTCTTCTCTGTACGACGCCCGAATCGCGCGCGTCTAACCCGTGCCTTCCGAACTGCGACCATCTATGGCGGCGCGGTCACAATTTTCAGAGGGTGGCGCAGTGAGCGTCGATGGCGCCATGCCGCTCGTGAGGATTCCAGAGAACGAACCCGAAGAGGTGGACGACGACGACACCTACGCCGATTACATTGACGCCATAGTGGCGGGAGACGAGGGATAGATGCCGCTCAAAAAAGGTTCGTCACGCAAGACGATCAGCAAGAACATCAAAGAGTTCAAGGCCGGTCCTCGCAATAAGGCGACCGCGAAGAAGTCGGGCAAGAAGGCCGCTCAGAAGCAGGCTGTCGCCGTCGCGCTCAAGTCGGCCGGAAAGTCCAAAAAGAAGAAGGCCGCCGGCAAGAAGAAGGCCGCCAAGAAGTCGAGCGCCGATTCTCAGGGACGCAATATCGAAACTAAAACCAAGCCGAAACGAAAAGCGGCAAACCGGCGCAAACGGAATATCGGAAGAAGCTAGTGCCGGGATTCGCCGCAACGCCAGCCCGCGACCGGTTTTGGTCTAAAGTAGATCGCGTTCCTGATGGTTGCTGGGAATGGCGAAACTATCGTATGCCAAACGGTTACGGTAGGTTCAACCGCGACCTGCTCGCGCACCGCTTCGCTTATACCGACGCGATAGGTCCGATTCCAGATGGTCTTGAGGTCGGTCATTTATGCGATAACCGTGGATGCGTCCGTCCGTCCCATCTAGAGATTTGTACCCATCGAGAAAACTTTGAGTCCGGTAAGCGGCGCGGCCGAATCGCAAAAATAACATGGGACGATGTTTACGAAATGCGAGCATCACTTGCGAGCCACACAGCGATGGCTAAACAGTTCGGAATCAACGGTGAAGTGGTGCGCCGCATCCGTAAGAACGAAAAGTGGCCTGACGATGCCTACCAGGTCAACCCCTCTCACTTTCCCGGACGAGGCACACCGGGTACCCCAAGAAAAGGAAGGACGTAGCTAATGCACAACGGCCCACGACCGGTTGCCGACGTGGCAGCGCTCGCAGCGCAAGGCAGAGTCATCGACGCGCAAAAGGATCTCGCCGCGATTCAGTTCTCGCAGAACGCGCGCGACACGAAGGTCAAGAACGCAATCAACTTTCTCTTGCTCCCGCTTCAGACTAAGGACGGCGTGATTCGGCAGGAGCCGGAGTACGACGATCCCGACGTTCGCCCGCATGTCGTCGCGGCGCGAAACGCGGCGTACGATTGCATCACGCATTATTTCGCGACGACCACCGATTTCGAAGACGGGATTCCGGTTCGCGAAGCGCCGTCAACTGAGTTCGCGATAGCTTAGTAATGGCAACCTTCACGATTCGGCGAAACCACCCGTACGCCGGGGTCGTGACCTTGTGCAAGCTCGCCGGCGGAGCGTTCGTCCCTAGAGAAATGCAAGTCACGGAGTCTGCCTTCATCGCGGCTGTTATGGTCTACATGAAGCAAATGTCGCCGACCGAAAGGACGAAGCTCCGCCGCGACGCACCCGAAGCCCCCGCGCCGATTCCAGGAAACGGCGAGCAGCGAACCTTTAAGGTCAAGAAGGCTGCGACCGCCTCGGCGGGCTAATGCCTCGCGGCCCACGCGGAAGCACGCCGCTCCCGCGACCTGACCTTTCTCCCGAGGATCAACGTAAAGCGGAGCGCATACTCCGCTCGACGTTTGCCTTTTGGAGGGCGACCGATCCGTGGCCGATTTACGATCAACCGCACAAGCAAATGTTCGGGATCTTCGATTCGTCCGGTCCCGATATGTCCAAGCAACGCCGCTCGCCGCTCTCGTCGATGTTCCTGGCGCCACGCTTCTCGAATAAGACGTACGGCGTAGCCAAGAGCATCGCGCGTCGCGTGCTCAAGGACCCCGATATATCGATCGGCATTGTGCGCTCAACGCGCGACGAATCGCGGAAATTGCTGCGACTCGCCAAAAACATTCTGCGCAGCCCGAGAGTCACGCACTTTTTTGGCGATCCGTACTTTGGCGCCGAGCTCTGGAATGAAGACGCGATCGTGATTCCGTGGCGCACGGTCTCTCGCGCAGACCCAACCGTCTTTACGATGGGAACAAGCGGTACGTCGACGGGAAACCATCCAGACTATATCTACGGAGACGACCTCGTAACGGAAGTCAATTGCGACTCGATCAAAGAGCAAGAGACACTCTGGAATTATATCGAGTCGTTCGAACCGCAAATGCCGTCCTGGGGCGCGACGCTCTTAACCGGAACCCGGTGGTCGGAGATAGATTGCTACGGACGGGTCGAGGCGCTCAACGAAGCCGCGCGCCGCGCCGGAGTTGCCGAAGAAGACCTACCGTGGAAGACGCATATTTTCGAGGCCAAATGGCAAGTCGCGGACGGCTCGTGGGAGTATTACTTCCCGGCGTATCTCGATGAAGAGCGGCTCGAGGCCATGCGCCTCAAGGTCGACGTGCGGCGCTTCAATGCGTGGATGTATAACCGGATGGTCGATCCGGCCGAGAAACCGTTTAAGCCGCAACACATTCACAAATTCTCGGGAAAATACGAGTTCTCGTATCCGTACAAGCGGACGCTCACGCTCCTGGACCCGCAGTATGCCGGCGAGAAGGTTCGGCTCTACGTCGCGCTCATCGTCGACCCGGCGCTCACCGACGAGACCGGATCGTGCGGCTACGGGCTAACGGTCACGGGATTCGCTCGCGATCGACGGCAGTTTACGCTCGAGTCTCGCGAGCGCGTTCTGCTCCCGTCGCGCGCGCTCGAGATCATCAAGCAAATGCTTCTAACCTATCGGCCCAACCGGGTCGTCATCGAATCGGCCGGCGGAGACGCTTGGCTCATCGTGGAGATCGGAAAGTTCATCCAAAAAGAGGCGCTCGATTGCGTCGTGCAGCCCTTCTCGGCCCTGCAGCATGAGAAGTCCGGGCACCGCGCCAAGCACCAAAGGATCAGGCGGATGGAGACCTACGTCTCAAATGACCAGTGCTTCTTCCGCATGGCCGATGATCCGGGTCAGGTCGATCACTACGGCGGATATTGCTACGACCTTTTACAGCAGATCGACAAGTGGCCGTCGCTCATCCGAAACGACGCGATCGATTCCTGGGCGATGGGACACTACGTTCTGCCGTTCGTCCCGGCCGACGAGGGCGATTACCAGGAAGATTTACCGACGGCCAACCCGCCCGAATGGGATATGTCCTGGACGGACTCCGACGGTAACGTGCACGGGCTCTCGGCCGACAAGGTTTCGCGCCTTGCGATGGGGCCGCCGCCCGGCGCCGACGCCGCCCGCTGGCTCGAGACGCTCGAGTTCGGTTCCGATCCGGGTATCTATCGGCCAGGTTCGGCGACAAGATCGTACCTTCAAAGGCGGAAAAGGGCGGGATGAGGTGGTATAATCGCCTCACTATGTACCGACTCGCCCGAAAGGGGTGCGCAAGTGCCAGCTAACGTCAGTCAAAAGGCCAAAGCGAGGGTCAATACCGTGCAGACGCTCCAGACGTCGCTCGGGATCACCGGTCCCAAGTCGCTCCCCGGTCGCGGCGCCGCAACGCAAACGCTCGCCGACAGTCTCAAGACCGGGCAGACCATGAAGCGCAAGGCGACCAAGATCGGTCGCAACTCACTGCGCGACTCGATGGGGCTCTAAAATGCACGACAGCAATAAAGGTGAAGCTCCACGCCCAATGACCCACGCGCAGCGTATCGCCGACCTGCAGATGAGGCTAGGGAACGCCGAAATGATTCTCAGCCGAGTAATGG